AATTTAAACAAGCTGCTAAAACAGCTAAGAAGTAGGAGGTAATTATGGCTGAGAAGTGGATTCAAAAAGCTATAAAAAAACCAGGAAGTTTGCGTAAATCGCTAAATGTTAAGGCTGGAGAGAAGATTCCAGCTAAAAAACTTGCGTCTGCCGCAAAAAAATCTGGGAAAATTGGTCAACGTGCAAGATTAGCACAAACTCTTAAAAAACTAGGTAAATAATGGCTGAAACCACAGGCACCACGCTATTTAACCTTAACATGAATGACCTCATTGAAGAGGCATTTGAACGTTGCGGGTTAGAATTAAGAACAGGTTACGACTTTAGAACTGCAAGACGTAGCTTAAACCTCCTTACGATTGAATGGGCTAATCGTGGTATTAACCTATGGACAATTGAAGAAGGTCAAATACCTATGGCTACTGGTCAAGCAACATACGCTTTACCTGTAGATACAATTGATCTATTAAGCATGGTTACTCGTACTGGTAATGGTGGCCCAAATCAAATTGATATTAACATTAACAGAATATCAGAAGATACATATTCAACCATACCTAATAAATTAGCTACGGGTCGCCCTATCCAAGTATGGATTAATAGACAGACTGGATTATCTAATTTATCTACAGTTTATTTAGCAACATCTATTAATTCTACAGATACAACAATTACATTAAGTGATGTATCTAATATAGCTTCTGCTGGATTTATTCAAATAGGTAGTGAAGTGATTGGATATGCTGGCGTAGATAATGCTAACAACCAATTATTAAATTGCACTCGTGGGCAAAATAATACAACTGCTGCAGCCCATATAGCTACATCAAACCCATACAACTATATTACAATACAGAACTTGCCAAGCATTAATGTATGGCCTACACCTAATTCACCAGGAGACCAATATACATTTGTGTATTGGAGAATGAGAAGAGTCCAAGATTCTGGCACTGGTACAAGTATTAATGATATTCCATTTAGATTCTTACCATGCATGGTAGCTGGATTGGCTTATTATTTAGCTGTTAAGTCCCCTGCAGTAGATCCAAATAGAGTTGCATTCTTGCAATCAGATTATGAAAAACAATGGGATCTAGCATCTCAAGAGGACAGAGAAAAGGCACCAATTAGATTTGTGCCTAGAAATATGTCTTACATAAGGTAATCATGGCTACCAAGTATTCTAGTGGTAAACACTCAATTGCCGAATGTGATCGTTGTGGTCAAAGATACAAGCTTAAAGAATTAAGAAAGCTTATATTAAAAACTAAACAGATTAGTATTAAGGTTTGTCCAGAATGCTGGGAACCAGATCAACCACAATTATTACTTGGTATGTATCCAGTCAATGATCCACAGGCTGTTCGTGAACCAAGACCAGATGTATCTTATCAAGTATCTGGTAATACTGGATTACAAATAGGTTTAAATAATTCTAACAATATTCAAGATGCTGGTTACCCAAGTGATGGTAGCCGTCAAATTGAATGGGGTTGGAATCCTGTTGGAGGATCAAGATTATTTGATATTCCATTAACACCAAATACATTGACATCTAGTGTTATAATAGGCGATGTTACTATAGTTACAACTTAAGGAGAAACAAAATGGCATACAAAAAAGCAGCTGATGGCATTACCAAACAAGGTAAAACTAAAGGCAAAAATTTAGGCGATTCAGGTCCAACAGTAGGTATTGAAAAAGGCCCTAAACACGCTGGTTCTAAAGGCGGTAAAAAAAATTCTGACATGAAAACTATGGGTCGTAATCTAGCTAAGATTGCAGCTCAGAAAAGAGGATAATATGACTAAAGAACGCAAAGTTCCAGTATCACCAGCAGAAGCTTATCCTTTAGGTCATGCTAAAGAAAATAAAGATGCTAGTGCATATACTGGATTTAAATATCCAGCAGGCGGTGGTGACGACATTGGTGTATACAAACAACCTATGCCTAACCCAAATGGCACAGCTCAAGAATCTGTATCTATGGCTGGTAATGCTATGAGCAAAATGAATATTTCTGTAGGTGGCATTAGCAAAGGTAACTATGCAGAAATCAACCCACACGGTGTTGGTGAAATGCGTGGTTATGGTGCAGCTACTAAAGGTCGTAAGATTAGCGGTAAACAAGGATAATAATGAATTACGTTCAGCTTTATCAAGCTATACAGGATTATGCAGAAACTACAGAAACATTATTTGTAGCTAACATTCCTCGTTTTGTTCAAGAAGCTGAAGATCGTATTTATAATGCAGTTCATTTACCATCATTACGTAGAAATGTAACTGGTACTATGACGGCTAATAATAAATACCTTTCATTGCCAGATGATTGGTTAGCTAATTATTCAATTGCTGTAATTAATGCAGATGGCACATATGAATATCTTTTAAACAAAGATGTAAACTACATCAGACAAGCTTTCCCAAGCCCTACTGATACAGGTACACCAACACATTACGCATTGTTTGGATCACAATATAACAATCTTAATGAGATGTCATTGATTTTAGGTCCTACCCCAGATGCAAACTATGGTGTAGAGCTTCATTATTTCTACTATCCTGTATCTATTGTACAAGGTCAAGTAGGCACGTTATCAAGTTCAATTACAGGCGGATCTGGTTATGCTCCAGGAACATATTCAAATGTTCCATTAACAAATGGTAATGGTTCTGGTGCTACAGCAAATATTGTTGTAAATAGCAGTGGTGTTGTAAGCTCAGTTACATTAACTAATGGCGGTCAATTTTACGCTGTTGGAGATATATTAGGTGCCAGCGCTACATACTTAGGCAACTCAGGCTCTGGCTTTGCAGTGACTGTATTAACTACATTAAATGAAGATGGCACAAGTTGGCTTGGTGATAATTATGACCCAGTATTATTCTATGGTGCTATGCGTGAAGCTATGATCTTCCAAAAACAAGAACAAGATGTAATACAACAATACGAACAAAAATACCAAGAAGCTTTATCAGAAATTAAACGACTTGGTGATGGACTTGAACGTGGTGATGCTTACCGTGATGGTCAAACTAAACTACAGGTTAAAACATGATAGTCCAAACAGCTTGTACAATATTTAAAGAAAACCTTCTAAAAGGTTTAGAGAACTTTTATACAGGTTCTCCATACACATACAAGATAGCACTTTATAATGCTAATGCAAATTTAAATGATACAACAACTGCATACACCTCAACAGATGAAGTTTCTGGTGGTGGTTATACAGCAACTGGCATAGTCCTAACCCCAACTGGGTTAAGTCTTGATACAGCTACCAATACTGCATTTGTATCATTTAATAATGTAACTTGGTCTCCTGCAAGCTTTACCTGTAGGGGTGCTTTAGTTTACAATAGCACTACTGGAGCAGCTTGTTTTGTGCTAAATTTTGGTTCTGATAAAACTGCCACAAATAGTTTTACAGTTCAATTTCCAACGGCAAACGCAACGAATGCCATTCTTAGAATTAGTTAATTTAAGGAGTTTATATGAGCAATAGAGATATATTAGGCATGGGTGATAGTTGCGATGCAACAGTGATCCGTAATGCTGGTAACGAAGATCAGTTTGGTCTAGAAGGTGTATATACATTCACCTGCTATGATGCAGCTGGCAATTTAAAATGGGAAGATACCATTGGTAACTTAACAACAAATGTAGGCCGTAAGAGTCTATTAGATTCATACTTTGCTAACACTGGTGGTGGTGCTATTGTTATGGGTCTTGGTGGTCCAAATGGCTCTGCAACATTTACTCCAGCTTATGGTGACACACAAGGTTCACACGCAGGTTGGTATGAAGTTGGTGGTGCAAACGCTCCAACATATTCAGGTACACGTCAAACACCATCATTTAGCGCAGCAACTACAGCTAATCCTTCAGTTCTTGCTACAAGTGCAGCTGTCGTATTTAGCATGACTGGTTCTGGTACTGTAAGTGGTGCTTTTATTAACGTAGGTGGTTCATCTACTATTGATAATACAACTGGTACATTATTCAGTATTGGTGCATTTACAGCTGGTAACAAAACAGTAACATCTGGCGATACAATTAACGTAACTTACACTTTATCAGCTTCGGGCTAAGGAGTTATAAATGGCTCTTGTAGTCTATGACCGAGTACAAGAAACCACAACTACCGCTGGCACGGGTTCCATAACGCTTGCTGGTGCAGTTGCTGGTTATCAGTCTTTTGCTGTAGTTGGCAACGGAAACACTACTTTTTATAGCATTATTGATGGAACAGCTTGGGAGGTAGGTATTGGTACCTATTCCACATCTGGTCCAACATTAGCTCGTACTACCATATTATCTAATTCAAACGGTAATACATCAGCTATTACGCTATCAAGTAGTGCAAATACAAAACAAGTATTTGTTACATATCCAGCTGAAAAATCAGTAAATCAAGACGCTAGTGGTAATGTAACTGTTGCTGGAACAATTACAGGAACAAACATTGTTGCCTCTAATGGTATGCTTGTACATAGCTATACAGTTAGCACAAGTTATTCTATACCATCTGGAGACAATGCAATTGCAGTAGGTCCAGTTACTGTAGCTTCTGGAGCAGCTGTTACCATCCCTGCAGGATCTAGATGGCTGGTATTGTAAATGTTTGGTATAGCTTCATTTGCAGCAGTACCTTACGCTTCATTAGGTGGTAATAGATACACGTTAAGCGTAGACGATACAATTACTGTATCTGAAGCTATTGCAGGTAATGTTGCTTATACTGTAGCAAACTCAGAATCTATCAGTTTTAATGATAGCTATAGTAGTGCATTTAATGCAAATGTATCTACCAATGAATCATTTAGCTTATCTGATGATTATACTGGTAATGTTGACTTTTTAAATAGTTTATCAGAAAGCATAACACTATCTGATACTTATCAAGTTATAAGAGCAACTTTTGCAAATTATGATGAATCATTTACATTAAACGATTCTTATAGTGGATCGGCTGCATTTAATACAAATGTAGATGATTCTGTAGCAATCACAGATGATGTACCTACAAACTTTAATTACTATATTAATATTGTAGAAACATTTGATGGCTCAGATAACTACACAGGTAATTATGATACAAGCGCTTCTAATGCAGAATCGGTTACATTAGCAGATGCTCCAAATGCTTATTGGGATGCGTTAGCTGATTTAAATGATACAACTACTTTATCTGACACACAAACTGGAAATGTTGATTTAGTACTTACATATGATGAAACTGCAAGTTTCTCAGATGTTACAGATGCTGGATTCTTATTTGTAACTTATGTAAATGAAGCTACCAATTTACAATCTACAGAATCTGGATTTGCAGCAAAATATGGAACTGTTTTAGATGCTATTACAGTTGCTGATGCAGAGTCAGCTCAAGCTGTATTTGTAGGTATTGTTAATGATCTTATGACGCTTTCAGATGTAAGGTCTGTAAGTGGATGGTTCTTAATCAACGACACACAAGTAGCGTCTTGGACAGCGGTTCAAAATACAGGAAACCCTGGGTGGATTTTAATTAATAATATCCAATAAATGTTATAATACCAATTACTGAAATAAGGATTGAAATATGCCTTCTAGTTATTCATCAAGTTTACGTTTAGAGCTCATAGCGACTGGGGAAAAGTCTGGCTTATGGGGCAATATTACCAATACCAATTTGGGAACATTGCTAGAACAAGCTATTACTGGCGTTATCTCTATTTCGTTATCTGGATCAACTTACACACTTTCTAATTTAAACGGTGCTTCTGATGAAGCTAGAAATGCTGTTATTAAATTTACAGGTTCATTAAGTGGAAGCTGTACAGTTACAGCACCTCAATCCGATAAAGTTTATTTAATAGCTAATAACACCACAAACGGCCATAGCATTATTATGACTACTGGTGCTGGTGTTAATGTAACTATCCCAAATGGATCTACTTATTTAATCTACACAGATGGCACTGATT